GTACGGAACACGTGATACGGCAGTAAAAACACTGATTGTTTTCTGCGGAAATATCATTGCCCGTGACTGCTGTGTGGTACGTGCCGGGCACATGGCTGATCATTGGGATGTAGTGAACATCCGTGATGAAAAAGGATACAGCACCTGGCCGTCCAAAAATACGGAAGAAAGTATTGATATCGCTCTGTCCAAAATCAGTACTGCCGCCCAGCAGACGGAATACTTCAACAATCCGGTGACGGAAGGCGAAGTATTTAAGGAGATCACTTACGGCAAAGTACCTGACCTGAAGAAGTTCCAGTTCCTCGTCATTTACGGCGACCCGGCACCCGGTGAGAACAAAAGCAAGAACAGCAGTACAAAGAGCTGTATCCTGATGGGCATGATCGGTCCGAAACTCTATATCATCAAGCCATGTCTGGACCGTGGACTGAACGCAGAATTCATTGACTGGTATGTGCAGTTGCTGGAATACGTGGGCGGAAAAGTTCCCGTGTATTGCTACATGGAGAACAATAAACTGCAAGACCCTTTCTTCCAGCAGGTATTCAAGCCGCTGGTGGGTAAAGCACGGCGTGAAAAGAATATTCAACTCTATATTCAACCTGACGAAGCTAGAAAAACCGATAAGGCTACACGTATCGAAGCCAATCTGGAGCCTCTGAACCGGGAAGGAAATCTCATCTTCAACGAAGCCGAAAGAAACAACCCGCACATGAAACGTCTGGACGACCAGTTCAGGCTGTTCACCCTGAGACTGAAGTTTCCCGCCGACGGTCCCGATTGCGTGGAAGGCGGTTACTGCATCATCAAAAAGAAGATCCAACAACTGGTACCGGTGACTGTGATACATCGTAATGACCGCCGGAACCCCAAACGATTATAGCCATGAGCAAATTTATAACTCCGCAAGATTACGATGCCAGCATCCATCGTGAAATACTAGATGCACTGACCCGCAATGATGACGCCATCATCGAGATCTGCGAGGACCGTGCCATTGCCGAAATGCGCGGATATCTCAATGCCCGCTATGACGCTGATGCCATTTTCAATGCTGAAGGCGCGGCACGCAATGAGCTTGTCCTGATGATGGCAGTAGATATCGCCGTGTATCACTTGTTCAGTATCCACAATCCTCAGAAGATGTCGCAGATACGCAAGGATCGCTACGACCGTGCAATGGAATGGCTGAAACAGGTGGCGACATTTAAAATAACGATAGACGGCGCACCGAAGCTCCCGGAAGAGGAGCAGAAAAAGAACAGCCCCTGGCTAATGAGTAGTAACCCTAAACGCACCAATCATTTATGAATATACTAGACAGGTTTCCGGTTTTCCGGAACAAAGCCGCAAAAAGTAAACGCATCACCGAAGGGAGTAACGTAACCCGTCCCGGAGCAACGGTGATACTGACACAGCCACAACGTTTCGGAATAGGTCTGGGGGACTATATGCAGGCTATCCGCAGTGCTGAAAACGTAGATTTCACACGACGTGTCAGGCTGTATGACATCTATAGCGAAAGCCTGATGGACCCGCATCTGTTCAGCGTGGTACAAAAACGGAAAAGCGGAGTACTAAGCAGGAAGATTGAATTTCGCCGTAACGGCATACCCGATGATAAAGTGAACGAGCAGATATCATCACCCTGGTTCCTCCGATTTATCAGTGACGCGCTGGATGCCGAATACTGGGGATTTACGCTCGTTCAGTTCTATATCAATAAGAAAGGATGGATAGATTACTATCTGGCGCCACGCAAACACATAGATCCAGTGCTGCGCATCATCAAAACACGGCAGGAAGACATCAACGGTGAAAGTTTTGATAATTATGGAGACCTGCTGATGATACGGGGCAAAGAACCGCTGGGGATTCTGGCGCGTACAGCTCCATACGTTATCTATAAGCGTGGAACTATTGGTGACTGGGCGCAATTCTCCGAGATTTTCGGCATGCCGGTACGTAAATATACATACGATGCGGCGGACCCGGAAGCTTTGCGCAATGCAATGGAAGCTGCACGGGAACAAGGCGGAGGAATGGATTTCTTTTGTCCGGAAGGATCTAACCTGGAATTTGTGGAAACAGGAAACACAACAGGCAGCAGTGAACTGTACAGCAGTCTCGTGGAACGCTGTAATGCTGAAATGAGCAAGGCTGTACTTGGCAATACCCTTACCACCGAAGCCAGTGAGACAGGCACACAGGCACTGGGTACCGTGCATCAGGACATAGAACAGGAACTGGAAGAGCAGGATGCCCTTTCCATCCTGAACCTGCTGAATTATGATATGACAGACATATTTGCATTTTTGGGAGTGAATACTAAAGGAGGTGAGTTCGTTTATGTGGAGGACGCGGACATGGAGCAGATAAAGACCCGTGCCGAATTGCTGGAAAAAGCTGTAACGGTGTTCGGACTGCCTCTGGATGATGACTACCTGTATGAGCAACTGAACGTAGAAAAGCCCGATAATTATGAGCAGTTGAAAGGGGAAATGGAAGAAAAGAAAAAGGTGAATAATCCGTTTACACAGATCATACAGCCACAGAACCGGTCTACCCGTTTTTTCGGAAAAGCCCCGGACAGGGACGGGGCTTCAGACTGGTAATGAATGACCTGTATCGGGATGACACTGATGAAGATGTAGCCTCTGCTTTTATTTTCGATAATAAAGCCCTGCAACGTGCCCTGAAGCATATATACGAAGAGGACTTCCATCCCATGACAGAGATAGAGGAAAGCCTGTTCAATGAGACTTTCCGCATTTTTACTGAAGCCACCGATGAAGGCATCAGTGAATCCGGAGCAGAACTTCCTGTGGAGTTCCGGCAGAAAATAGACTGGAGCAACGCTGTATTCTCCGCTTTCAAAGTACACCGCATGCAAAACGATATCGCCACACAACTCTTCGATTCGAATGGTGATCTAAAACCGTTCGAACAGTGGAAAAACGACGTACACCCGATGCTGGATCATCATGTAAAACATTGGCTGCGGACAGAATATGACACCGCTGTCATCCGTTCGCGCCAGGCAGCGGACTGGCAACGGTTTGAACAATACGCCGATATCTTGCCTAACCTGGAATGGATGCCCAGCACCAGCGCGAATCCGGGAGCCGACCACATCGTGTTTTGGGGAACGATCCTGCCAATCAATCATCCCTTCTGGAGTGTCCATCGCCCGGGCGACCGCTGGAACTGCAAATGCTCCCTGTCGGCCACCAACGAA